CTAATCCCCTCAAGATTGAGGGGCAGGGGTGTTGAAGTGTCGAAGACACTTTTTTGTGTCCAAAACGTGAAGACATTAAAAGCTCGTGGAACCTGTCGAGGTGAAACGGAGGTAAAGGAAGATGAAAAAACGAGTATTGATGAATTTGCACCTTTTTGATGACGGCGGCGAAGGTGGCACTGGCGGTGGCCAGGGAGGAAGCGCCGGGGCTGGTGATGGCGGCCAGGGAGGAAACGCCGGGTACACATATGAGCAGTTGGAAGAAATTGCAAATGCCAGAGCATCCAAGGCAGAAAGGGTAGCGATTGCCGACTATCTGCGGAAGAAGGGCATGAGTGAAGAGGATATTACAACGGCTATCGATGATTTTAAAGAAAAAAAGAAAAACAGCCAGCCGGATGTTTCAGCAATTAAGAAAGAGCGTGACGACGCAATTGCAGAACGAGACAGTTTGAAGAACACTAACATTCTCAGAGATAAAGGTGTAAAGCCAGAAGATATTGATTATGTATTGTTCAAGGTTGGTAAGTTGGTGGATGACAAGACGGATTTTTCTAAGGCGGCAGATAAGTTCTTGAAAGAAAATCCAAGATATGGCTCAAAAAGTGGATCATATCGAGTATCTACATCATCCGAAGGCGGAAGCAACGGCTCCGGGGAGAACGTAAACAATTCAATCAATGATTCTATCCGGGCTGCGATTAGAAGATAGGAGGAAGAATAGTGAACAAGAACAGAATGAATCTTAGAATGTTCGATGATACGAACATTATTGACAGAGATGGTGCGGATTCCCTGATTCCAATCCAGGAAGCAAATGAAATTATTCAGGGTGTGGTTACGCAGTCGGCTGTATTATCAAGAGGTCGTAAGCTGGCGAATATGACATCCAAACAGTACAAGATGCCAGTGCTGGATATGCTGCCAATTGCGTACTTTGTGAATGGAGACACCGGGCAGAAGCAGACTACTAAACAGGCATGGGATAAAAAGTTCATCACTGCGGAAGAAATCGCTGTAATCGTGCCGGTTCCGGAATCTGTAATTGACGATTCAGAGTACGACATCTGGGGCGAAGTAAAACCAAGAGTAATTGAAGCGTTTGGCAAGGTAATCGACAGTGCTATCCTGTTCGATGTGGATAAACCGTCTACATGGAGAGACGGCGTGGTGTCCACTGCGACAAAAGCTGGAGCGATTGTTACACTGGCATCCGGAGACGACCTGTATGACAAGATCATGGCAGAGGATGGTGTGATTGCAAAAGTTGAAAACAGCGGATACTTCGTAAATGGACATATGGCTGACATCTCTATGCGTGCGAAGCTGAGAGGTTTGAAAGACACTACAGGTACCCCGATTTTCAAAAGCGATATGCAGAATGGCACAACCTATTCTCTGGATGGTTCTCCAATGAACTTCCCGAACAATGGTGCTTTTGACAAGTCTAAAGCATTAATGATTTCCGGAGATTTCAGCCAGCTTGTATACTCCATCCGTCAGGATATTACCTTTAAACTCTTTACTGAGGGTGTTGTGCAGAATACGGACGGTACGATTGCTTACAACCTGATGCAGAATGACATGGTGGCTCTGAGAGCAGTCATGAGACTTGGCTGGGAAATTCCAAACCCGATCAACTCTCTCCAGAAAGATAAGACTAAGAGATGTCCGTTCGCTGTACTGAAATCTGAATAGTAAGTAGGTGATCGCAATGTATGCAGATTATACATTTTATGAAAATAATTATCTGCATGGGCGGGCAGCAAAAATTCCAGAGAAAGAATTTGTATATTGGTCAGAGATGGCATCTGTAGAAATACAGAGAATGACGTTTAACCGGTCTGATCATGCTCCGGAATCGCTGTCTGAAGTAATCGGAAAGTGCTGCTGCGAAGTGGCTGAAAAACTTTACTCTGCAGAATCAGCGAAGGATAAAAACGGATTGATTTTGCAGAGTTATAGTAATGATGGTGAGTCGGGGACCTATGTAGTGGACAACCTGACGGAGAGTGCAGTACGGAAGAGTGTTTCCAGTATTATACGGAAATGGTTGCTAACGACAGGTCTCATATATCGTGGGGTGAAGTGATGAATCCAAATTATAACCAAACGATAACAATTTACAACTGCTTCCGAGCAGCTGATAACCCTGATAGTCAAAAAGACATCTGGCAGAAGACAGTACTGCATGATTGCTTCTATAAGTGTGTAATATCTCGCACGGAGTATGCGGATAAAGAGCCTAAGATGGCAAATACTTATACTGTTCGGATCCCGGAATCTGCTAAATACAAGAAGTACAGTGAATGGGCGAAACTTCCAGAAGAGGAACGTAAGCAGTGTTTTACCTGCAGCCAGAAAGACATCGTGATCATGGGAGAATGTGGCGACGAAATCACCGGGACTTCGCCAGATACTGCATCGCAACTTCTGACCAGGTACAAGCCGGACGCATTTATAGTAACTGCTTTTTCGGACAACACTTCGCACCGGTTATCAAAGCATTACAGGCTGGGAGGATAGTATGGTATGAATACAGAATTTAGATGGAATAAACAAATCAAGCAGATTGCAAATGAAGCTGTTGGAGGGAATAAGACACTGTTGTTTATGGCAAATGAAGCTAAACGTCTTATGGATCCATACGTCCCGGCTTTAAATATGGTGCTTTCGAAAAACGTCCGAACATATGTGGAAGGAGATCATGGTGTTGTACATTACCAGTCGCCTTACGCAAGGTTTCAACACGCCGGATATCTGATGGTTTCAAGAATCACAGGAAGCCCTTGGGCAAAAAGCGGAGAGAGCAAAGTCGTTACCGGAAAGAAATTGCAACATAGTACTTTTCGTCATCCTCTTGCGACATCTGAGTGGGATCAGGCTATGAAGGCCGCCAGAATGGGTGACCTGACTAACGCTGTGCAGCGATATGTGAAAGGTGGATTCTGATGACAAAGCACGAGATTATGAAAGCCTATGTAGAGGAAAAAGTATCCGAGCTAGTCGGCAGACTGGTGTCGTTCAACTTTTCCGATGATTCGGTAGATTCCATTTCTTTTCTGACCAATTATTCAGGGAAGGTAGTGAAGTCCTATCTCCGTGGGGCAGAAAAAGCATATGAATTTACCATAATGATAACCTGGAATTATTCAACGGAAACGGATGATCTGAACATGCAGGCTATGAATTTCGCACAGGAATTTATGGACTGGATAGATCAACAGAACCGGGAGAAAAAATTTCCAGATTTTGGAAACAAGTGCCAAGTTAAGAAAATTGAAAACTTGCAAAACATGCCGAACCTTGCTGCTGTTGACTGGGAGAATATGACCGCCCAGTATATGATACAGTGCAGGGTTCTTTATTTTGAAAAGGAGAGATAGACTATGAAATTAAGCGAACTTATGAAAGATTATTCGCCGAGTGCGGATTATGAAGGATGGGTAACTAATGATGATTATGTACTAGCAATCGATACAGCTCCAGGAGCTGATAAAACAACGGATCCGGCAGACTACGCAGTAGTAGAAATGGGAATCTCGGGTCTCGATTCACAGCTGAATCCTATTACACAGGATAAGCAGTATATCAGAGCTGGACAGAATACGATGAAGACTGGAACACAGCGCTCGTTCTCTTTATCTGGTGACAGATATGCTGGAGATGAGGCACAGGACTACTGTTTGTCACACAAAATGAAATATGGCACTGGTAACGGAGTGGTTACAAACTATGTATATTTCAATGTGTTGACAGGAAAAGGCGAGAAAGGACAGGTTTCCATCATCATCAATTCTGATGGTTCTGGAAATGCAGGAGAGTCTTCCGCTATTGATATCGAGTTTAAGAAAATCGGATCAAATCCAACCGAGTATACTTACAGCGGTGGTGCTGCGTGAACTGCGTCTGCAGTGAGCCTGCAGAGTGAAGAAATAGAAGAAGAGGAGGTAACTACAGATGAAGATGATTCAAGTGACGATTCTGGGGACGACTCTGGAAGCAGCATTGCTGAACCACAAAGTGGCGAGGAAGTATGACGAAGGAATTAAGAGTGTTATAGCTACTGTAAACGAATCCCAAAATGCTGACAGTGGAGCGGACGGGATCGAGATGCAGTGTAACGCGGTAATTCGATTCGTCGACGATATTTTTGGAACTGGAAGTGCCAGGAAAGTGTTGGGTGAGGAGACAGATCTTCTCACCTGCCTGGAAGCTTGGAGAGACATCACCAATCTGTACGAGGAGCAGGTCGCTCCGATCGTGCAGGAGTATTCTAATGCTGCGATAGGCGCTGCGAATAATGGAGCTGGTATGGATGCACAGTGATTTTATTACGGTGGGTCTTCCGGAAAGCGTTCTGATCGATGGTAAGAAGTATCCAATCAATTGCGACTTTCGTATTGGCATGCAGTTCGAAAGGATCTTAAAAGGAGATGGCAGTGATGATGCTAAATTGTTAAAGCTGTTGAGCATGTATTATCCCAAAATTCCGCCAAATCTGAATGCGGCAATTGATCGCATGTTATGGTTTTACCGATGTGGGGAAGAAGAGGAAAAAGAAGAAAAACCAAGACAGAGATATCAACGCAGGACATCGAAAGAGCCTGCGTATTCTTTTGCCCAAGATGCTCCATATATTTATGCTGCGTTTAAGGAGCAGTATGGAATAGATCTCACGGAATCAGACATGCACTGGTGGAAGTTTGTAGCTTTGTTTGAATCTTTGAGCGAAGACACAAAGATGAGCAAGATCATGTATTACCGAAAAGCGAGTACGTCAGGAATGCCAAAAGAGCGCAGGGCATTTATCAATGAGATGAAAAAGTTGTATCAAATAAAAGCGTCTTCCAAAAAGAAAATGACTCTGGAAGAGAGAAATCAAAAATGGCGTGAATACGTAAAAGCAAGACAATATGAAACAAACATGCAAACATCGGGATAGGATGGTGAGGAAATGGCCCAGGATGGCACTATAAAAATTGACACAGAATTGGATAGTTCGAAGGCACAAAGCTCTATGTCAGAGTTTTCAAGCGTAGCACAGGGAGCTTTGAACGGCGTCAAAGTCGCTGTGGCTGCGGTCAGTACAGCAATTACGGCGATGGCCACCTATTCCATAAAGGTTGGGTCTGACTTCGAAGCAGGTATGAGCAAAGTATCAGCCATATCTGGAGCAACCGGCGATGATCTGACGGCATTGACCGATAAAGCAAAGGAAATGGGAGCCAGCACACAGTTCAGCGCAACAGAGGCTGCCAG